CTGGCGACTACTTTCCATGCTCATGGATCTCACGATCCTTTGCGCCAAGAGCCATTCTAACTAGGAGTGACTCGTAACGCATCAGCGTGGTCTCGCGCTCGGGTGACTCGGCGTACATAAACGACGCCTTCCTAAACCTGCTGGAGAGCAGGCTCAAGTTAGCGAGTTGGGCTGACACAGGTTTGTCCTCAATCCCTAATAAGGACGCCAGACCCAAGGGAACGAGCTTTACTACTTCTGGCCTAAGCATTCCATATCTCCTGAACTCATCAGTTAGCAAACTGACCAGTCCATAGAGATCCCTGGTGAGGTGTTCCAACAGTATAGGTGATCTACCTATTGGACCGAATACCTCAACCAGCACCTGAACGACTTCCTGGTCGGAAGTCGGCTTAGGGGCAATTCGAAGATCCCCTAAGTAGCCGGCAAGTCTCTCTGGTGTATACCAGAGCTTCTGCCGGTGGTGACCAGCTGAAACCAGTCTGAATTCCTTCAGATTAGGAGTGTCCTCAGGTACTCGACTATATCTTTCCCAGTAGGTAAGCCCTTTCGGGTTCCAACCTAATCCAAGCGGTTCGGGAATTTCTGCTACCGCCTTAATGACCTTCCTCTGTCGTGCCTTGAACAAGGGCATTGATTGGGGTCCCAGGCATCTTGCGATGTCTAGGAACGAGTCGTCAGAGGCAGACTTCCATTTAAAAGATGGAATGATCTCATTCTCAGTAATCAGCCGGCTGAGAAACTCAGCAAACTGACTCGATTCAAGAGTCTTTGCCTGAGAATAAGGACATCCCATGTCCTGCATGACGGCCATATAGTTTCTTGCGCAGTGTGGACAAAACCACACTACGTCGTCTCCGACCAACCCGAACTCAGATTCTTGACCATGGTGTTCAGCACACGTTGCCTGAACGCCCCGAAGGAGCGCCCAATGGGCTAAGCTGAAAAGATTGAATGAGTACTTCAATCCCAACGGTTGACCGACCGTCCATCGTAGCCAATAGAGGGTTACACCTGACACCTTGGAAAAGATGTCAGCTAATGACCCTGTCGTCCACATTGCTGTGGAAAACGTCTCCACTGCGGAGACCCACTGAGGATCCACCCCTAGCAATTGTAACACTAGGGTTTGCAGTTTAAGTGGAAAGTGGTCTGTAGCACCGCTCAGATCAACTGAACAGGCATACTTGTGAGTAAGGAGTTTATCCCTTACCCAGCCTAAGCCGGAGGCTTGGTCAAACTGCCAGTTTCCTGGCAGCTGTTGATTGACCTCTGCTAACCATTTATGCAACGGATTCATCATACATTGCACAGCAGGATAGGGCGAGGCCACGAACCTGGCTTTATAACCAGGCTCTTGGACAACACCTATATGCCCAATCACGGGTTTCCCCGCGAACTCCCCATCGCTGAGAAGTCTTTGATGTCGAGGAAGCATTATAGAACCTAGAGTTCCAGTAACAATGGAATGAAACTCAGACATGGATCCCAACCACTGAGTGAGGTTGCTAGCCTCAGCCAGAATGGCGTTCACCTCTGCCGTTCGGTTGTTTAGTATGCTTCTTTCCTTAGCAGCTCGTGGAACAAAACTCAGAATATCCTCCCCAGAGGGAGGCGGCACCTTTGGATACTTTAGGATATCCTTAATGCCTAAAGATACCAAGTCCATCGCTGGCCTCAGTACCTCTATAGTTGGCTCTTCCCGCCGTACGCCTGACAGGAACTTTAAAGCCTGTCGGGATGTCACTTTTGCGCTTACAAAGCCGGTGTACACCATTAGTGCACTCCAGCACTTTGCGAAAGCACGCTTGCCTTTAATGCGCCAAAGCACACGAAAGGGGCCCTTTGGTCTCTTGACACTGTCAAGAGCGATACGTGTTTCACACGTGTAGGGCAGACGAGCCATGGAGTGAATCCACAGCTGTCTCAGATCCTTAAGCCGTTGTACAGTCCACTCTTCACCAGAGTTGGCTTTCCAACGGAGTATCAATCTGACTATGGGCATGTACTCTTCGTTCTTTAATCCAATTGCTTGGAACCGGCGGGCAAGGTTTTCAGTTGTCAATGAAGACATGGCCTACGTCCTTTCGGATGACGGTCCTGAAAGCTTTCGCTTACGCCCCGAACGGAGACGATTCTCTGTCAACCGGACAGATAACAGGATACCTCTTGAGGTTCAAAGACCTCCTGGCTGTATCAGGCTG